ATCCCTTGAGAAAAGACCTAGGGGTTAAACCCAGGGTCCTAGATCGTACCACTGATGCACTAAGCTCTTTACGAGACGCAACTTCACGTTGGCGCTCATGGGGATATCATTACCCCACGATTGTTCACGTAAAGTCCCAAGGCTTTTCAGCCTTCTCGCAAAGTAATCAAGCTTAGGTTGGCCTTCGAACCAGTTTATATCTGGAAGTGAAGACAGACGCCAAAGTTGGGATAATAAAACCCCAACGCCATCATCTTCGTAAGTTTTGCTTACTGTTACCAGTGACTGAACATGGAATCCTTCAAAACCATGTTTAGCCCTGGACGGAACGGCTTCATCAAGATTAGAGATAAAGCCACCGTCACCTAATGTTTCAGGTATCCTCAGGCGTAAGTCTGAAGGTACCTTTCGCATTAAGTAAGCCCAACTCGGGTAGAAAACTTTATCACAGGCGAGCCGTGAGGCGAACCTATGACTTAGTCTTCGCACCGAATTAGCCGCGCGGTAAACCGCTGGCACAGATGATAAATTACCTTTAAGGTAATATGGCTTAATGTCAACACCAGAATACCAATGCGCTCCACAGCTTTCACGGAAGAAAGTCACAGAATGACTCTTCTTCCGGTTAATGCGAAAGCCGTAGAAAAGCATTAGCTCTGAGAAGGTCTCAAAGGCAGATGTCGGTAAAATGACATCATCCCCAAACACTGAGACGCGTCCCGAACGGCCACAGACATAGTCTGTAGCTACCCGAGCAGCGGCCCAGAATATAAGGGATTCAAGCGGAAAGGTGAAGCCGTTCCCCATACTGGAGAACTTCTCCCACCTAATTTGCTTGCCTTTGAGAATGCCAAAGTGGGATCGACATTTCTCCATCAACTGAAACCATACAGGAGGTATTAATTCCCGTACAACCCCAATCGATATCGAGTCACTCGCTGAGCTTAAATCAACGGTAGTCAGAGAACGGTCTAACGACCCGAGCCTGGCCCACCGCTGGTTCCTCTCTTGCGAATTTAAGTCGACACCCACCCCAAGAAGCTTACGCGCAATCTGACGACCGACACTTAACTGGAACCAAAGATTGATTCCAGGTTCAATGGCGATCATACGATTTGTCGTAGCGTCCTTGGGCACAGTGACAACCTTATTCCCTACCTGAAACTGGGGGAACCCAATCTCAGAAAGATGCTTGCCCCAGAGAGGATAAACCTCCTCAAGGACAGTTTTCGGGAGTAAGGCGTACAGATCTCGCGTAATCCCAGCTTCATGCTGGAACTTATTGGAAGAGCTGGCATGGCGTCTCTTCATCAGAGTCGTTGCGCCAGGGCCCCAATCCGCTCGAGAAAAGAACTCATCGAACGAACAATCACCAAGACACTCGGCTATTTTTCGTATAGCTGCGTGATGCAGCCACACGATCTGACCTTTATAAAGAGGGTCAGATACCAAATGTCTGAAGCGGTTGTTTGTTTCCTTACACAGAAGTTCAAACTCTTCGAACTTCTTTATTGCTACTTCGTCCAAATCATAATCCAGGGAGAAATCCTTGAACTTTGACAAGAACTTGGTAGCAACGTAGGAATCCCTAACTCCCTTCACCGAATTATAGTGAAGGGGATCGTACTCGAGTTTGGCGATTTGCTCCCACTCTGAATTTCTCCAGAGTATGAGAACCGTTAATGCTCGGGGACAATCAAGGGCGATAAGATACTTCTCAACGAAGCTAGAGGTTACCTCTAGTGGCACGCGGTAGCTGGCAAGTCCAGAAATGAACTTGCCGACACCATACTTCTTAGAAGACATGGTATTC